GACAGCGGCTATACGGGGCTTGAGAAGCGCGATGAGATGAAGGGCAAGCGCAAGTTGCGCTACCTGATCGCGGAGAAGCGCTCGAAGCTGAAGCAGATCAAGAACAAGCGCGAACTGAAGTTGGCCAAGCGCTGGGAGCACACCAAGGCCAGCCTGCGTGCGAAGGTGGAACACCCGTTTCGGGTGATCAAGCGTCAGTTTGGTTACGTCAAGGTGCGCTATCGCGGTTTGGCGAAGAACACCGCACAGGTGCTGACGCTGTTTGCACTGTCGAATCTGTGGCTGACGCGCAAAGCGTTAATGCCTGCTGCGGGGAAGCTGTGCCTGTAACCCAGGCAACACCCCGCAAACGGCCGAAACCGGCAAAAAATCGGCGATTTGAGCGCCCTCAGCGCGGCGGATGCGGTTGCTTCGTTTTCCGGTCGCGTTGATCAGACCATCCTTAGTGCGGCCGTGCCCTGCGGAAACCACCACGGGTGCTTCTGCTTCAGCAGTGGGAGACATTGTCTGTTTTTTGTTATTTGGCTCCCACTTTTCTGTAGGAAATAGCTTGTCTGTAGCAATACCTCCAAAAGTGCAGGACGTACCGGTGAAGCTCAGATTTCCAGTTAGGATTTCGGTTGCTACACCTGTTATTTGGTGAAGCTGTTGCTCAAGGGCACCAGAGATGTATGTGTCTCCCTTTGGTATAAAGTCCCTGCCAAGTTCGATCAGGATCATCCCTGTCTTACTGTCGAACCGGACATCAACGGGCGAGGCCACTTGGCCTGGCAACCGATTTTGGTTCGCGATCGTCTTATCAAGTTCGGCTTTGAGCAATTTGCTCAGTTCAGCTCGCTGACTGGTTGAGAGATTGGCGACATTTGGCAATGGTTGCTCAGCTAATGCCGGTAAAGCCAAGAAAATTCCAGCTGAAAGAGACAGGACGAGGCCCACGTTACGTAGGCTTGCGAGCTTGCTCGACCGATTGCGGTCTGACTTTGATTGCATGACATCACTCCATGATATTCGGGGGATGGGAAAGCCCCGGGTGTGCGCAGCATTCCGTTGCCTCCCCAGTGCCAACCTATCTGCATTTTGCCGCCGCGTCAAAATGTTGGCTTTCGGGACGTGCGCGCCATCACCACTCTTCCGCCCGTCTTGACTGTCATGCTGCTGACATCACGCATCTAGGTGGTTGAGAAGTTGGTCGTGTATGGCTTGCCGATCTTCAACAGATAAGCCGAGCAAAGTGCGTCTTTCGTAACGTGCCACGGGACCGCCTCGCCTCACCCGTTCGCTTAGGCCATCTTGATGTACCCGCGCGATGCGTGACACACGGCCCATGAATCCTACGCTGACCTCGTTGGGACTAGCGCTGACCTTCAGGAACTTGGCTTGCCGCAGCTTGGTAAACATCTTCTTGCGTTTGACTCTGCCGGATTTGTCGCGCAGCTGCTCTTTGCGCGGTGTGTAGGGCGTCCCGTCAGGTGTCTGTTGCCGACCGATGCGCTGGCTCTGCGATCGCCGCAGCGCGGTGCCGATCTTGCGCGCAAGCTTGCGGCGCTCTCCTTCCTGCAGCCGGGCCAGCAACGGCGCGGCCCAGGTCTCCAGCGCGGTTAGCTCATCCATGTCGGATCGATCACCGGCTCGGGCGCATGGGTCATGTCGTAGCCGCCGCCATCTTTCGCCGTCACCACGACGCGTTCGGTCAGCGGCAACTTGATCGACAGATCAACGGCATCGTTGGCAAGGATGTCGGCCTCGAAGGCGATCTCGCCGCGTCGCGTGGGATTGGACAGCAGCTCGGACTGATTGGCCTGCACCCATTCCAGCAGCGGCAGCATCACGCTGTTGGGATGGCCGGCGTAGTCGGTCAGGATCAGGTTGAGCGTGTACTGGTATTCGAACGACAGCCCCGGCTGGTACGTGCTGACCAGGCTGCCGGCGTCGATAAACACCAGCAGCCGGTCGGCATCACGTGCCAGGTCCGGCAATGCCGCGACCAGATGCGCGCGCAGGCTGGCGGGCTTGATCATGGCGCCGGCTCCGGCAGATGCAAGTCGAGCCAGTTCTGCAGCGCGCTCAGCTGCGCGGCGGTGGCGTGGCAGCTGGTGTAGTTGTCGGCGACGGTGCCGGCGATGGCAGAGAGCGTAATGCCGGCGGCCGGCGCATCAGTATCTCCGGTGGGCGGCCCGGCAGGGTTGCCCGTGGCGGCGGCGTCGTGCAGCCGCACAAAGCCAGCAGGGATAGTGCAAGCAGCATCGGCTTTCTGGGTGACATAGATCGGGATCTCACGGGTGATGGTGGCGCCGGCTTGGCGCACGATCTGCACGCGGTCGACGTACTGCGTGACGACGGTGGTGGAGCCTTTGGCGCTGTCGCGTTCCGCCTCGGCCTGGCGCTTGGCCTGCAGCGCGGCATCGCGGTCTTGCTGCGCTGCGCTGACGCGCTGCTCTTGCCACACGCAGCCACCAACGAGCACTGCGATCAGCGCCAGCAGGATGATCAGGCGCGTGACCATCAGGGCACGCCCAGGATCTGCAGGGCGCGCTGCGTGCGCGTGACGCGATCGCTGTGGCCTTCGGGCAAGCGCTTGGCGCGTGCGTTGCCCAGGTTGATCTTGCGGCTCAGGCCCAGCACATCGCCGGCATCGGCCAGGACGTTTAGCCCGTTGTCGTGCCAGTACGCCGCCGCACCCAGGGCGCTCGGCTCGATCTGCAGCAGCAGATCCGGCTGCTCTTCCACCGGCAAGCCGATCAGCTCACCGACGCGTCGGTAGTTGCCACGGAAGGTATGTTGCATCGGGCCACGGCCCCGGAAGAGGTGACCGTCGCCGCTGGCTTCGTTACCGTTACCCAGGCGATTGGCGTAGACGAAGTTGGCCAGGCCGACCGGATTGCGCAGGAACTTGGGCGCTTGCGCCGGCGTGATGCGTGCACCAAAGACTTCCAGCAGCCGCGCGCTTGTCGTGTAAGTCAGCCCTTCTTCCATACGCGTCAGGCTCAGGCTTTCGTGGCCGACCTGGCCGAGCCAGTGCGCGGCGCGGCGCTTGGTGGTGATGCCGAAGCGGTTGGCGGCGGCAAGCAGCGGGCTGTGCCAGCGCTGGGCGCGTTGCGGCGAGCACTGCATGATCGAGGCGAGCTGGGTATCGGTGAACATCAATCGACCTTCAGGATGCGCGCCACATTGCCCTGGGCGCGGTAAGTGAGCACCGCCAGCACGATCAACGTGCCCAGGTGCCAGAGACTGACTTGCGAGCCGGCGCCGGCCAGCAGGATGTGCAGTGCCTGGCCGCCGATCAGCAACTACGCACACCAGCCCGCGCCGCGCCGATGGCGCGCATCGACCGGGCGGTGGTAGGTAAGCAGGCGGACGCAGATGGCAAGCGAGGCCATCAACGTCAGGACGGTGACCAGGCTACGCACTGGGCGGACCTCCACGACGTAGGAAGGAAAAGTCGAACGATTTGCTCTTTTCGATCAGGCCGAGCGTGACGGTGATCGCGCGCGCCGCGCTGGCGAAGGCAGCCACGCCACTGGATTTGATTGGCAGCCAGAGCAGGATCTCTGGCGCCAGCTGGTAGCCGGCGATCACGCTCACCGGGAAATAGATCAGCCGTACCAGCAGCGGTTGCTTGGCGGCGGACACCACGAACAACGCGCCGCCGGCGAAGGCGCCGATCAGCGCGTCGCCGTCGATGCCAGGCAGCACGGAGGCAAGGCCCACACCGGTGGCGATCAAAAAGCCGCTCGATACGGAGGTGGGTTCGGTCATCGGGTCAGTCCCATAGCTGCGCAAGCGGCGTCATCGCCGCCGTGGTGGTGGTTACCTCGGGCAACTCCACCGGGGTGCCATGCGGAAGCACAGCGCCCAGTTCGGCCAGGCCGGGATTGAAGAGATAGGTGCGCTCGATCAGGCCGGCCGTGCTGCCCAGGTGGCGCCAGCACAGCAGGTCGACGGTGTCGCCTTGCATGGCGTGTACGCGCAT